ATGTATAACTCCAGCATTTCCTACACCAGCAAAATAAAGGCCAACGCCAGCAGTGTAATTTGCAGCTCCAACTCCACTTGATGTAAGACTTGATGAGCCTAAATATCCAGATGTTGTGTATGTTGGAGTAGCTCCAGTGCCAAACTGAATAAGAATGTCACCAGTGCTGTTGATCGAAACGCCTTGAAATTGAACAGTAATACGTTTAACCCAAGACGGCAAATCTGTAAAAGCAACTGATGAACCGCTAGTTGATGCTTGAGCAGTACCAGAAGTTAATGGCTGAGACAACTTTGCAGGAGTTACGTTAGCATTTAATATCTTTGCTGTGGTAACTGCATCTGATGCTATTGCAGACGCTGTAACTGCGTTTGCAGCCAACACGGATGCAGTAACAGAGCCATCACTAGGAGCAACTATTTGCGTAATCGGGCTGGTGTACTGGACATAAATGTTGTTTGTGCCAGCCAATGGAGCTGACGTAAACGTAATCGTATTGTTCAGCACCGTAAACGCTGTACTAGGGTTCTGAGCTACGTTATCAATGACCACCTGCACTTGAGCAACAGATGCCACAGGACGTGACAGCGTAAAGGCTACCGTGCTGCCGTTGCCACTGAAATAATCAATGGCTGGCGTGAAAGCCTGTGTGGTTGGGGTGTTACCGATAAATGCCATGTTAGACCGCCGTCAAGACAGAAACAACTACGTCAGCCGATGATGCTGCGCTGGACACAACTTTCAAAGCGTCCGATGCAATCAGCACCACGCGGTTACCGCCAATCACTTCCAACGAGCCTCCCACCGGCACAGTTGCCGTCTTTACCAAATAGTAGTCCACCGCTGACCGGGTGAAGTACACATCGCAAGTGATGGGTGAAGTTGTTGTGTTAGCCACCACCAAACTGGTAATGGCAATTGTTCCGCTAGAAACCGTGGTCAACGTGGCAGCTGACGTGCCGACGTTCTTGGAGACATAGGAGGTATTTGCGTATGTTGTCATGTTTAGCCCATCATTGTGGCAAGGAAGTATGCTGGCTCAACCACCAAAGTTTGGTAAGAAGGCGCTACGCCTGTACCGTTTGATGTAAGAACCTGACCGGATGTGCCAGCGTTATTGCTAGACACCACCGTAACTTCAGCAGGTTGAGTAACGAACACATCTTTTGTGCCCGCAGAAAAGCTTAACGCCGATGGCTGTGTGCCAGAACTATTAGATAAAACCGTGGTACGGGCAAGCGTTGTACCGGATGATGTGTAAGTACCAATACCTACTTCCCACTCGCTGCCGCCTTGGGATGCGATGGTGTAGTACGTTGTGTTTCCGTTACCAATAGCGGCAAAGGACTGGAAACCTGTTGAGGCGCCAAGAAGCGTGGCAGTACCTGTACCGGTAACTGTCGTCGTTTCTTTTACGCGATCTGCTAAAACAAGTGCCATTTCGTGTCCTTAAACCACTGTGTCAATCAATTCCCAACCGGCGCTTACGTCGCTGTCTAGCTCGGCCCAACCAGCACTTTCTGGATTGTTGATATTTTGCCAGTTTGCGTCTTGTATGTCGATGATTGTCGTCCAATAAACTGGAACAATAGTACCAACTGCACCGGTCGCATCTACCCCAGAAAGTGCTACTGTGATCGACCTACCAAATGATCCAACATTACCGGTTGCGCTGACGCTTGTAAGTGGAACTTCTTTGCCGTGCGTTACTGTACCAACTGCGCCTGAAGCCGCTACGCCTGTGATCGCCAAAGTTAGCGCTGGGCCAACCGATCCGACCTGACCAACCGCTGCATCGCCAAGATCTGGAATGGCCTCAGCCGGTGTGATCGTGCCTACGTTACCCGCAGCCGCAACGCCCGATAGCGCAACAGCCTTACCATGAGTAACAGTGCCTACGTTGCCTGTAGCAAATACACCAGTCAGCGCAAGAGTCAGAACTGGAGAAACTGTGCCGACGTTACCCGAAGCAGCTACGCCAGTTAAGGCTTTGGTGATGCTTGGTGTTTGTGTTCCAACGTTTCCAGACGCAGCTACGCCTGTCAGCGCAAGCGTAATGTCGCTTGTACCTAACGAGGCGTAGGGTGCTTGGGCGAACGCGGAAATGCCAAACATGTTCTACACGGCTTACGCCGCGCTCCGCTTAGGTTGTAGACAGACGCAACAGAGCAGTCGAAGTTGTGTTCGATGGCATTGTCAACGTGAACGTACCAGCAGTAATAGTCTGTGATCCAAACGTATGGACCGAAACAGCCTTGTTACTTTGTGTCGAGTTATAGATCAACACCGTGTCAAATGCGGTAGATAACGTTACGCTGGTGTAAACCAAACTAGCTGAAGGAGTCCAGTAAGCCGTACCAGCAGTTGCTGATGTGTTGGTGGACGAAGGAGCCGTAGCGTTTGTAACCGTCACGCCGCCAGCAGAATAGCCTGTACCAGTAACTTCACCGGTTGCAGAATAAGCTGTAGTGCTTGCGTTCAACGTGGCAGAAGCCAAGTACAAAGCGCCTTTGAAAGTATCCGCTGTGCTTGCGCCGCGAGTGGGTGCTGTGCCGAAATTGTGTGTAGCAGTTAGCAGTTCACCGAGGAACGACGTACACATGCTTTGGGTGTTACTCATTTTGTTTCCTTAAACGAAAGAAGCTGTTTCAGCACCGGCAAACCCGGGCATCTTTTTCAATGTGACGTGTGCAGAGCGGTGAACTAGCTCACCCTCCAACCAATACTCAACCCAAGTGGTCAATTCGTTTTCGTTGTCAACAGTGCCTTCACGCTTTTCCAGCAATGAATCGTCCATGTCGCCTTTGGTTGTAGTGACTAGCATTACGAAATCCTTACGATAGCGCTGTTTGCATCAGCAGTTGGGAATTGAACGGTAAAAGTTTGACCTGTTACCGTCTTGTCAGCACCAAAATCCAACACGGCAACAGACTTATTTCCTTGCGTTGAATTGTAGATCAGCGCTCCACGGGCAGTGAAAGATGAGTTAGCCCAAGAGATGTCGGCAAAAGAAACGTAAGCCGTTGGAATACCAGCCGTATTGTTTAAAGCTACAGGACTTTGGGAGATTGTCAATGCCTGCCCACCTGCCGTATATCCTGTACCGCTTACTTCACCAACAGACGTGTAAACAGTTGTAGTTGGACCAATGCTGGCAGCTCCGGTGTACAGCGCAATATAGAAAGTGTTTGGGGATGTTGGCCCAAAGTTATGAACCGCTTGAAGCGACTCCACCTTAAAAGATGTGGTTGCTGTTTGGGCTATGGTCACGATACCACCTTAATCTTTGTTTGACCGTCACGGTACGCATCACCGCGCTCCAGACCGTCACCCAAACGTTTAGCCAACGACAACGCTTCGTCGTACTTCTTGATGTAGAACGCAATAATTTCAGCTTCACCCTTCATAAAGGTGTAAGCCTCAACCAAGCAGCCGTACAACAGCACAGAATCAAAGTTGTCGCCCAACCAAGATGTACCAGTTGGGTTTGTAACGGCAGTCACAGGAATAGAGAAGCCTGAACCTGTACCGCCTAAAGAAGTGCTGGCCGCAGACAAACGATCTCCGACCAAATATTGAGAGCCGTTATTGGATACCGCCACAGAAGTTACAGCACCGCCTGAAACAACAATAGTTGCCGCAGCTCCAGTGCCTGTACCGCCTGTTAACGACACGCCGTAGTACGTTCCGTTGATGTAACCAGAACCACCGGTCACAGTTCCCAAAGAGCTGATCTGCGCAGCAATGATTGAGACTGGGTAGTAGTAATAGTGCAACTCAACGCGGTAAGCTGTATCTGGCGTAGGACCAACAATAAAACTCAACTCGTTTGTGATTGATGAAGAGTTAACGGTTGGGCCAAACAACGCATAGTATCTAGGCGTGCCTGTATCGTTTGGTGCTGGATAGGCTTGACGAATAAAGTTGACGTCTTTGTTCAACAGATATTCATACGTGCCTGTATCCAAGTCACCACCAGTTGTATCAGTCACAACGGCCAATGAGTAAGCCGACAAAAAGTCATCTGGTGCAGACAAATATTTATTGCCTACAGTCAATGTGCCTTTGACGTTTTTACGCAAAGAAGGAAACTGCACAGAGTTGTAGATGCGTTGCTCAGCCTGCTCAATGAAACGGTTAATCTGTGAAGTCGAGTTCACAGCCGTACCATCGGCAAGGTACGTATCCGGAAACTGGTTTTCC